TTGCAACATTAGGATTCTCCGCTAAATACAACCCATGCCCATAAGCCTGTGCCCCTTCGCCTGTACCAATCTTATCCATTCTAAACTTATTAAACAGATGCGGTGAACCGTGGTATGTAGTCATACCACCCATAGGCATCATAGCTAGTGTGCTTTCAAACACCTGACGTTCCATCCTTGCTTTATCAGCAGGGTCTTGCATCAAGCTACCGTACATACTACCACCACGCATGGCTCTTTGAATTGGATTATCATTATTCAGCAGACCGTGCCTTGATCTACTGGCATCCCTTACCAACTGTGCCTGCTCTGCCTGTCTTGCTACATCAAGTAGTCCCATTTATTCCCATGAAGGTTTAGTGTAGTCTTTCTTTTTATTTGGTACAATACGAGTTCTAAATTCCTTGTCTTCACCGAACTGTTTAGCGACAGCATCAGCACCAGACTTAGTTTTAACTCGCCTAATCACCAATCTTGACCGACCTTGCTTGTTCCCTTTCAACTTCCAGTTCCTCAATCTTTAATGCGTGTTCTGCGGCTTCCATTTGCATTTCAGCCATTAACTTCTCTTTCTCGAATATTATCTTTTGAATTTCAACTTGTGACTTTTGCATTTCAATCTGATTTTGCTCACGCTCTGCCTGTAATTGCGATTGTAATTTAGCCACTTCGATTTGGTTCTTTTGCTGGTCTTTAGACATATCAACCTGCATACGCACTTGTTCAAGCCCTTGACGCTCTTTATCCATCTGCATCTCTGCTTGCATCTTCTGACCTTCCATCTGCATCTTCTGCATTTCGATCTGCGCTTTCATCTTATCGGCTTCAGCTTTTGGATCAGGTGGAGGTGGTTGCGGAGGTGTCGTATCTGGGTTGCTTATAAAACGATCAAAGTTTTTATAACCCATTGACTTTAACGCTTCACCAACCATATTGTAGACATTCTTCGGACTAACCATGTGCCTAAATTCTGGATCTTGTCGTATAGCGACATAATTTTGAGCCAACAACGCCATATGGTTGATTGCTTGATCCCTATTACCGTGCCCAAGTCCAACATTAACCGATACATTTGCGTTGCCTTTCCATTGTGTTGGGTCTACCTGTACCCACTTGTTTCTTAGTTTAATGACATCTGCACGATCCTGATGTTTCAACACCAAACCGTACATCTTCTTAAAAATATCTTTAATGCCAGTTTCAGAAAAAATACGCACCATCAGTTCTAACCGAGCATTAGCAGCATCCATTTGTGCATTTGCTGGGCCTGCTTTAGCGTTATTCAATACATCAGGGTCTATCCCTGTTCTGAATTTTGAAACGCCTGTGCGACCATCTCTGATTTGATCTACATAATTCAACAACTCAAAACTACCGTTAGGCAAAGGTGGTGTGTCCAAGCGTGTTACCGCATTTGGAGTTTTTACTCTAATTACACCGCCCGGTCTTGAGGTCAACAAGTCATCAAGATTAGCCTGACCTTCAAGCATCGTAAACCTGCCGTTATTCAAATTATAAATATTATCAAGAATGTTTCTAATGAGCGTTGATTTTACAATCTGTATATCCACTACCTTATCTGACAATGACAACCCGTAGTATTTATGCGGAACTGGAATGGGACAAATAGAGGCAAAGGGCTTCTCTTCTATTGGCACGTTCTCCAATATTTTATTTCCAGCCTTCGTTATTTTACGTAGCTCTGCGTGTCCGTCACCATCCCAATCCACATTCATGTAGCCTTCTGTTATCCAAATCTTTCTCCCTGAATTGTTGTTATTAAAATCACTATCTCTACTGGTGTACGAGTCATCAAAATTGTGTCTTGCACTGGATTCATCATTCCATTCATGGTCATCTTCTCCGACTATTTCATCTAGTTCATCATCAGAAACATCAGGGAACATGTCTTTAACTTCAGAAATTGTCAGGTTAACTCTATGTCCAACAAAGTCTGCGTCATCTAGGCTTTTTGCTCTTTTAGAAACTAATAATTCTTCTGGGGGGATTACTTCAACTCTTACTCTTCCATTTTCTTTTATACGTTCTACAACTACGTCATGGAAACGCATTATTTGCGGTATTTGCCCTTGCCCAATAACTTCTTCTTGAGTCTCGGTATGCTCAACCACTTCAATTTCTTCATCACTAACCAGTTTAGCAAACGCAAAATCATCAAGACCACTGTATTCCTCTCTTTCAATCTTAGGCGTGTCATCCCACCATATTTTTGAAACGCCAGTCTTCTCTAACAAGGCATCTTTAGCCATGTCATGTATAATGCTAAACCCATCATTTCTTTTTTCAAATATATAATTCACATAGTCTGTGGCTTGTTCTGCTTCGGCTTCATCTTCTGGGCCAGTGGGTTCAAATTCTGCTATGCGATCAGTGCCTGTGAATACTTTCATAATATGTGGCATGGCCCATTCAACTACTTCAAACACATCGTGGGACACCACTTGAGAACGCCCTTCGATTTCGTTACCCAACGAATTACCGTAGTAATACTCTACAGCCATACGCCTCTGTTCTGAAAGATCCCCATCATGCCTGCCTATGGCGTTGTTTGCCTCCCAGTCAAACATAGACTTTAATTCATCTTCTGACATATTCGCCTTTGACCCAACTGCTTTATTTTTTGCGTTCACACTTATTCACCTTTGCTTTTTGTTTAACTGACTTTGGCCCAACTGTTTTTCGTTTGATTAAATCTATGATTCCAACTTCGTTTGTCGTAAAGCTCTCGCTGTTACCAAAAATCAATTCAACCTTGGATTCAAGATTTTTAATACGGTCTTCTAATTCAATGATTTTAAAGCTGTCTTTAAGGCTCATGGTACTCTCCTATATTATGGCATATCCTATGGCAATTAGCACATAGCATTATACACTTATCCCACTCTTCCTTGATTTTTTTCCAAGACCTGTCCATAGAACTGGAGTTAAGAGTAAACTCTTTTGCTTCGATATGATGAAAATCAAACACTACATCTGGGAATGTTCTACCACAATCGTGACATCTACCGTTAGACATTTTGACTAACTTAGTTCTACGCTTGGTACGTTTCATTTTCTTCCTCGCTTTAGACAATAGTTTCACTTAAACTATACCCATATGGCTATACTCCAATGGTTTATTAAAACTACCTCCGAAACTTTGGTAGGCAAACGTCAGACAAAACGCATCCGCTAGATCAGGGGATTTCAGCCCACGTTTTTTCATGTCTTCCTTACTCTCCGCTTGCAGTTTCCCCAAGCTGGTATAAGTGAACTTTACATTAGCCAGTTCGTCAATCAGGTCTTCATCTCTAGGCATACTTACTGACATCGTGTCAAACCAGTCACGAGCGTTAAACCAGAGTTCATCCCTTAATCTATTGTAGAGATGTTCCACTGCTGGCCTTTCTGCGACATTAACTCCCCTAGCAGGTAGCCCCATCTCCATGAGTCTATCCACCACGCCACTCCCAAGTCCAATTGAATCCACCAATATTTCCGTGGGCCTTTCGCTTGGGTTGATTTCGGTCTTCTTATACTTATTGGCGATAATTCCACAGGTCTGCATGAGGTCTTTACCTCGCCAAGATTCGACCTTACCAACAATTCTCCTGCCTTGCCTAATACATAAAGCGGTACTGTCCGAACCAAATCTGGCAACGTCTAACCCCCATACAACAGGTTCATCTTCTGGAATTTCTATTGATCTTTCAACACTACTTTCCAATAAAGACAACGGCATGATGCTGTCATCATCATCTTTAGGGAAATCACCTAAAACACGCACACGATAGATATTGCTGTCTATCCCGTATTTTTCCTCCATCTGTTCAATGTACTTGGCACTGACCTGTTTACTGTCAGCACATGAGACTTGCATGGTAGTCCAGTAAGAACGCATCTTGTTAAACGCATCAAAGAAATAACCTGATGTTCTGGTAGGATTGCCTGCTAGAAAGGTCTTCGCTCCCTTGGTGGACATCGCACCTTCACCGACCTCAAAGATAATAGGCTCGATACCCGATGCTTCATCCACCATAAACAACATGTTTTCAGAGTGAAATCCCTGAAACGCCTCTGGAGTTTCCTTCCTCGCTGTACGAGCAACAGCAAATGATTCGCTAGGTGCGGATACTAATTCCACCCTGTCGTTCTTTACAGCCAGAAGCGACTTTAGCCCCACGGGTAGTTTCCTGTACCACTTTGCGATTTCGCCCCACAAAACATCGGACAACTGGTGCCCAGTGGGTGCTGTACAAGCGACTTTTGCGGGATATCTGGTTAATAGCCACCATAAGATAATCCAACTTTCCAGTGCAGATTTGCCGACACCATGACCTGATTTAACGGCAACACGATCATTATTCTTAATTGCAAGCATGGCTTTTTTCTGCCATTCTTCTGGTTCGACACCCAAGGCTTGAGTTACAAACCTGTAAGGACTGTCATACCAAATCTTTAGTCTTTTTCTGACATCTGCGTTTGCATTAGTTGAGGATGATACCGGCATCATCAAACTCCAAAGGTTCTACATGGTCATTTAAAAAAGAAGGCATACCTTCCCCGTTATAAGAACCAAGGATATTAACATGGAAAAACTCTAACGCTTCATCCATAGACATACCATCACGCTTCATCATAATTTCAAGGATCTTTTCCGTACTGTAAAGCACACTTTCACCTCTGCCATAAGAAGTAATAGTACCCACTACAGCTTCGTCAAAACCGTCAGCAGTCATCATTTTGGTTTAAACTCCAAAAACCGTCAGCGGTCATCATCTGTGGTGTCCTCTAAAGGAGTGACATCAACGATATCGGCACTATTGATCTGTTTTAACGCTTCTACAAAATTAACCTGTACTGTGTTTTCCTTGTGAAGTTCTTTAGGAATAATACTTGCTACCATCTTACAAAAAGACATGGGATCTTTTTCAGCAGCACGATCCAATAAGTTCATCCCTCTGGTTGTGCCGTTAGTCCCGTTGGTACGCTTGTTCCAGTAAGCATGAATATCTTCTAAAAAGTTATTAGACAGCTTGTTTCTGGCACCACGAGGTCTGCCCTTTCTATTGGGCTTTAAATTACCTACCTTAACTATTTTATCTTCTGGCATAATTACAAAGAGTTGTGTTCAAAGCGTTGTTTACTGAAAATGGGTGTAATGTCTTATCTGGGATTAAGAACTTCATGCAAGTATTGCATTCCCAACATTCTCTAGTAGTAAGATAATAAGTCGGATAATTTGTGTTAGGACAGGTGCTGAATATATAAGTATCTGGGTCACCCCCATCAAACGGATACTCTCTACTGCAATCCATGACTCTACCGTGATCTACCATCGGGCAGACAAACGCCTTGTCTGGTATTCTGTCATTCTGATAATCCCAGTAAATAGTAACGCTACGAGGCACTTGGTCTACCTTGAAAAAATAAATACCCTTGTTAGGTAATTCGCCTATATATCTATCAGACAATACAACATCAGGGCAACTCATCAATCCTATGCTAATCAGAATCGTTGAACATATCCACTTGACGTTCATACTTCTTGATAGTGTGTTCGGCATTCATTACCCATTCACTTAAATTAATAAATTCAATCTGGTCTATAGACCTGCGGTCACCATCAGCTTGCCATTCTACATACGGCAACGCAGACATAGGATACTTCTTAGCGACCGTTACGGTTGCGCCGCAGCCACCAAGCCATAGGATTACTACGCATATCACTAACATCCTTCTTAAGCTGTACATCCGATTCATTATCCACCTCATTCAATTTTTTAAGATGTTCCATTGTATTTTCAGCTATTTTACTTTTAAACCTCGCTTGCGCATCTTTGCGTACCGTTCTGTAAATCAAGCCAAGTACAACAAGCACCCCAAGTATTGCCCATGCTGTTCCCATCTTAGTAAGCCTCCTTCTTAGGTTTCTTCTTACCCTTTTTAGGCTTAGGTGGTCTTCCCTTCTTAGTCCCGTAAGTTCCTTTTCCTGATGGCATAATGTTATCTTCTCCTTTTAGGCTTCCATAACGCTTTAGTTCCTTGGCTGGTATGGATTATCTCTACTTCCATGTTCTCGACCATTTCCTGCCAGTTGCTTGATATACCTGTGGATTCATCATACGGATCAGTCTCTAGGTCTTTGGGTGTCCACACCCTTTCCTTGACTCTCGGTGCTTCCCGTGTAATTTTAAGCTGTTTCGCCATTCTTCATCCGTAGGTTCATCTTCTATATATAATTGTAACATCCTTTCAACGTCTTTAACGTGTTTTTTCAATGCTCGCTGTGCTGAAAATTTATTTGGGAAAATTTTTTTTGAATAGGAATTGTCAGAATTTTTTTCAGAGATTGTGTGGGTGACAACAATTTCAACAACCCACCCCCCTTCTTGATCCCCCCTCCCCCCCTCAACTTTTTTATATTGAACATTCGCAAGTGGATATTGACCGAGCAACTCAATCAATAAAAGGTTAGCCGATATCAGATCATCTATCGCCTTAGCTTGATGAACATTGGATTTGTTTTGCACTGGGAATAACAGATCTTCAATATCTGATAGTCTATGATGCGTTAGGGGCATTTTGAGTTTAAACTATAATTGTTGATATGGTATGTATATTGCTAATATGCAAGGCGTGCCAAAACTATTATTTTATCTGTTA